TTGCGTTTTAGTACTTCACCCTTATATGCTCATGGTCTCCAATACAGGATTCGGACCTGTGTTATTCTTCGTCCCGAACGAAGTGCCATATACCAGACTAGGCGAATTGGAGATTAAAATTGGTGGAAGCGGGGAGATTCGAACTCCCGTCATCCCGGGTAAGAGCCGGGTGTATTAGCCGCTGATACGACACTTCCATTTGGCCCTTAAGAGTAGGATTCGAACCTACCACCGCGGCGCCCCGCAGCTCTGTCCAGCTGAGCTTATCTTAAGGATTTTACTTCTTCAAACCTGGCATGTTACCACGCCGCTTTGTCCAATTGTAATCTGGTCCGGTCTCATCGACCCCGGGATTACCGACCGAGTTTGGATTCTCGGAACACATAGTGATAAAAGATACAGTACCTCCATCACGCTGTTGTTTTCTTAGCGTCTCCATAAATTTCATGGCGCTAGTCATCTCATCTGAGTTAAAAGATAGACAATCTGAAGTTACTAACTTCGTTTCATCAAAAACTCTTTCTTCCCAGTTTGTTTCTCTCATCCAATAAACTAAAAACATTTTATTCTCTCTTTGCAGTTGATGAATTATATCACACTTAGCAAAGAGTGTAAACATAGTCTACAGATAGCGATCAATCTGCTCATGATCGGTATTTCTTGTAGCCCTGGAGAACCGTACGGGTTTTGATCCCGTCTACGTAGGGTGAAAGCCTACTGTCCACACCAGCTGACTCACGGTTCATGGTGGTACCGCCGAGAGGAGTTGAACCTCTTACCAAAGATTCGGAATCTTTGGGCCAAATCCGTTGGCGGCGATATTGGTCTACCGTACGAGAATCGAACTCGTCTTCTCTGCTTGAAGGGCAGGTCACCTCACCAAAAGTGGAACGGTAGATAAAAATCTTAGGGGTGACCGGTGGGTAACGATCCCACTAGCCAACGGAGTCACAGTCCGCGCCCTCGCCATTTGGGTTCGGCCACACCTAAGATTTCTGGTGGTAGTCGCTCGCTCTTTCCTCGGTGATGCATCACCTGAGTACCAGCTTCGCAACGAACAACTACACGGCAGGAGCACACGGAATCGAACCGAAACTATCTGGGTCAAAGCCAGATGTGCAGACCACTACACTATACTCCAGGCTCCGAGAACTGGGAACGATCCAGTCTAATCGTGATTAACAGTCACGCGGTTGTCACCTTGACGCCTCTCTCGGAATTGCAGAAGAAACCAGGCAGCACCTAAGGTAGCTACTCCTTCAATGCCAGCACTAACCTAAACATCGTTATGCGCACTTACCAATGTCCACGTCAGCTCTCTTACCCATCGTAAGGGCAGTCAGAAGGTTTCTTCTTTGGTGGACCGTGTGGGAGTTGAACCCACTGGGAGTTGATTGCAAATCATCTCTCCGTCCCGACGGACAGCCCAGGCTTCTTGGTAAAAACAAATTGGTGCTCACTGTCAGAATCGAACTGACCCATCCGGGGTTTCAAGCCGGTGCTTCCACCAGGTTAGCTTAGAGAGCAATGGTGGAGTTGTTGCGGTACCCCTTAACCGGGAAGAGCAGCTTCTACTCTTCGCTTTGGCGACGCGTACGGGACTCGGACCCGTTTACTCTGGTAGACAGCCAGAGACACTACCCATGTGTTAACACGCCAATATTAAAGCCGAGGGTCCGGCCACTCCAAAGAGTACCTGCCAACCTTATCTCAGCCTATTCATAACAGGGAACAGACGGAACCGGGCTTTTGTTTTCACCAAGAAAGAAGTATCCGGCAATCCTACGCCACTGCTGGGTGGACGTGGTCGGAATCGAACCGTACCCAGGGTCCGCGGAGTCCCTGTCCATAACGCCCAAACTTGCGAGATTCTGTTACCCCTGCTAACCGCAGGACCATTTTTCAATGGCAGCTAGTTCATCTTTCACTCGCTCTCGAACTTCTTTGGTACCCAATATAGGAATCGAACCTATGTCTTCGCTGTGTAAAAGCGATGCTAATCCCCTCAGCTAATCGGGCAATGGTAATTGATCTAGCATTTTCTTCGATATTACTAAGACCGTTACATTGTTTTGTTTTCTTACACTTTCAATTTTAACTTCATCCTTTTTAATAAGGTAATCATTTTTAGTATCAACGTACAAATTAGAATCAATCAAATAAAAATCAGGGTAATATCGATGACTTTTACCATCAGCATCTATCCATTTCAATGGATCTGGACGAATCCATTTTATTTGTTGGTGTTCTAAAAATCGTGCATATTGAATTTCATATGAAGACTGTAGGTAGATTTTAGTCCCATCATTCTTTAGAAATTCCATTCTGACTTTACTAGTATTCCCACCAAAACCTCGTTTATGAGCAGCTTTAGAAAGTGATTCACTTCTCATTTTCTTACTTTCAACCGACATATTTTGATGGAATTGTTTCATACTAGCAGATTTGTTTATCCTACCCTGAGGTGTATCTGTATTCCACGTTACCTTCCGGCCAGTTAATTTAGCTGAAATATCTTTCTTTGTCTGTTCAGATTGAACAGATCCAATTCGTTTTTCACTAACCTTCTTATTAATTTCTTGGCGTTTACTTTTGGTACTAAAACCACGAGAACATTTTATCGAACAGAACCTTCCAGAAGCATATGACCCGTCATGTTCATTGTTACAATTTTCACATTGCATGTTATCTCCAAATCTTGGTGGTTCCACACAGAATCGAACTGTATTGTCTCGCTAATCGGGCAAGCATCTTAACCAATAGATGATGGAACCGGCGGACCAGACGGGTTTCGATCCCGCTACCTCTTGATTGACAATCAAGCGCTCTCCCAATTGAGCTACAAGTCCATGAAAAATCTTAGCTCCAGAGGCTGGGATCGAACCAACGACCGTCTCCTTAACAGGGAGCTACTCTACCGCTGAGTTACACTGGAGCTAAGATTTCTGGTCCGTCGGACAGGAGTCGAACCTGCATGTGTCCAGTTACCTTTCACCTGGTTCGTAGCCAAGGGGGATACCGACGGATTGTGATGTTCAACCTTATAACATCGTGGATATCTCTTCCAATATCATTTTCGCTACTAACTCGCTCACGCGCCGTTCGCTGGAAATAGGTCTCTCCGCCAGGAGTTGAACCTGGATCGTCGTCTTAGGAGGACAACGCGATATCCGATACACGGAGAGATTGTACTGCTCAAATTGTAAAAGAACTTCTAAAGCTTACCACCAAAAGAAAAGGGAGCCTCGTTTTGGGCTCCCTTGCAAATTTCCTTTTGGATGCAGATCAAATCTTCTTGATGTGCTCCGGCTTTGCAAGGGTAAAAATTATCGCCTCAGGGTGAATGACGCAGCGGTCATTATCCTGATTATGTTGCACGGCGGTAATCGTAAATCGTTTCATTGCAAGGCTTTCAAATTGAGTAATTATTTATAAGAGAGCAAAAATTTTCTAACTTTTCAGCTGGAACTTCTTTGCTTATCCAAACAGTAAAGTCATTATAAACTAACTTTTTGGAAAAGTAAACATATATTTTAAAAGAATTTTGAAAGAGATACTATATCATCGTTGTATATTACTTAAGAGAGCGACTCTTAAGTAGATGATGCGGTAACTCACATTCCAGAAGATTTCGAGGCTTCCTTAAGGAACCTAATATCTCTATCAAAATTCTTTTAAAAAAGACCCTGTTGCCAAGGCCAAAGGTAGGAGAGGGAGTCTCCAATACAAAGACAATTATAAACAGTTCTCTGGAGTTGTAAACGGTCTACGCTAAATTTTTTTGATCTTAACCGGGTTGACAAATGTTTCAGGGTCGACGATGATCTCTTCCTCATTACGAGCCGTAAGGTAAGCCTTGATCAAGGATTTGTCGATCGTCGTAGACGCGATCTTAGGTTCCTTGTGGCTGAAGCGTTTAGCGAACCACTCTGCCTTCTTACGGTCCAACGTCCAGGCCAAGCCGCTGAGCTGAGAATCAACGTGGTACCCTCGATAGATAGTTACGGTCTGCGGCAGCTCATTGTAGACCTTCAGCTCATCCTCCTCCATCACGTTCTCGAGCCGATTAGGGTGATCATTGTCCCAGTAATACTTCCAGGTGTCGATGTTCTGCCAAGCGTTCTCGGTGTCGGTCCACAGTGAAACTACCAGCTGCCAATATTGATCATCTGGAATTTCGCTCTCTAGCTGTTCAAAAGCATCAAGGCGGTATGGTCGTTCATGGAGATAGATGGCGGTGTGATAGTTGCCCTCTGCTATGGCCTTCTCGACAGCTTCGCTCTTAGCTGTGTACTGCATGTTAATTCGATGGTTTTCAAGCTCATGGTAGGGAAGCGAGAAAACTAGAGGATGCTTGAGGATCTTTCCGAAGAATTCATCTTCAACTAGGTACGGAGTCAGAGCTTCGTGGAGGGACTCCTCCTTGAACATAACAGCTAGATTCTCTATCGATTCCATTTCAACTCCTTAAAATAAAAGTGCCGATAGAGCATTATACTCTATCGGCACTTTCTTGTAAATTGAAAATTATTGCTTGGTCACGAACGGTGAATCATACAAATTAAACTGTCCACGTGCGTAGTTACCCTTCGACCGATCGAATGCGTAGCTATCTTGATTGTAGTCAAGGATGATTTTGGTAGGTTGATCCCAACGAGTGGCGCCACCGTACATCAAATCATAGTCGCTGTCTGTGACGTGTGCACCGCCCATGACATGAATCAGCTCATGGAGCGTTACGTAGTCAATGTAAGTTGGTTGGTCTGTAGGCGACTTAGCGACTGGATTTTGATCACATGGAGTGATTCCTGGTGAATTGGCAAACCCATGAATGTACATCACCGCCGTTTGATGCCCATTCTGGAGACTACCAGCGTCGGCGCAAGTCCTTGGGTTGGGTCCATCATAGTACACCAGATAAATTTTTCCAGACTGTTCGTCTTTGAGCGATCGAAGATCTGCTTCGATCTGAATAGACTTATCCCACCCGAATGACTCATAGGCTGCCTCGGTCAGCGGAAGCTTAACGAAGGTAATGTCGATCTTACCATTAAGACGATCAAGCTTCATCCTATCATGTTGACCAGTTTGTTGAAATAACCAGGCATCGACAGTTTCAAGTGAGTTTGGAAACTTATCTGTAAGGTCAAGCTTATTATCTGTTCCGTCGGCTGGGATAGCGTAGATGACATGAATCTGTGATCCAGTGAGATCATCTGGTTGGTCTATAGTATTCCTTATTGGCTTGATCACCGGCGGAATAGCTAAGTCAGTCTTAGGAGCTGGCGCTGAAGGAGGAACTGAGACGTGTGGGGCACCCAGGTCTGGAGTGATGGAGGCTGGAACCGGGGTTGGATCTGCTGGAGTAACTGGAGTAGTGGCGATCGTCGGAGCTGTGTTTGCTGCCGGTGGAATGGTATTAGACGCAGTTACCGTAAATGGAATAATGAGCGGCTTTGGGGGAGCTGCTAATACAGCAGTTGAAGATGGAGCGCTTGCGGTTGTTACTGCAGGTGGAGTTTGTACTACTGGTGCTACTTGTACATCCGTAGATGGTGCTGGAGCAGTTGACTGTGATGTTGGGGCTGCAACTTGAGCGGTTGTAGTGGTAGGAGGAACTGGCTGAGAATCTCCTCCGCCGCCTCCACAACTAGCGATGAGTGCGGTTAGAGTTAAAAGTGCAAAAGTTTGCTTCATGGTGTTCTCCGATTCAAGTTAGAAAGAGTACTCCCGTTTGGCCAAATTGGCTTTAGTAAGGTACTACCATTACTTTAATATCTTATAATAATTATGTGAGAAAAGATACAACTTTATGAGAAAGCTTTCATTGAATTTGTGTATATTTTTGACTTTATCGCATTTTTTGTCGTGTGTTTCACCTCATACATCAGCTCATCAGCAGCAGAAAGAATTCCTTCTGGAGAAGCTTTAAATGATCCATCATACTCAACCATTCCAATGCTAAATGATATCTTGAATCGATTGTCAACTGCACACTTGTCAAGCTCTTCCTTTAACCTCGTGACTAACATAGTGTCGTGTGAGTGTCTAAAGATTACAGCAAATTCATCGCCTCCCAACCTTGATCCCATATCATCTGCTCTAAGGTGGTCTTTAATGCATTTTCCAATGCAAACTAAAAGTTCATCTCCTACATGATGTCCAAGCTTATCATTGACTTGCTTAAATCCATCAATGTCAATGTACGCAACCGACATTGATTCTGACCATCGATTACAATATGATAAAGATCGTTCTAAATAGTCTAGGAAAGCTAGTCTATTTGGCAGCTTAGTGAGGGCGTCGGTACGGCTAGACATTGAAAGCACTTCAACTACTTTATTTTTTCTATTCACCATAAAAGCGATTACTATATATCCTAAGATTAGGTTAATCAATAACCAGATGTTAAAGATCATATCAGGTGACATTATTAAATTTTCAGTTTGGAAATGAGATAACCCAGTCATACCAGCAAATAGGTAAGAAAACCAGCCGCCGACATGATCTGCTACGGTATATACCAATAACATGTAGACCAAGATAAATGTAATAAAAGGAAACCTTTCATCAAGGTAATATATTAGTGATAATGATAGAAGACAAGCTAAAGCAATAAAGAATGGTTTAGCTTTTTTAAACTCAAGAACTTTCATACCTTCCTGCCACTAGGGTGGTTGGTACTTCGATGGATAGATATCTAAAAATTAGATATCAGTATGTATATTTGATACTATAACATATATCTCAACAATCGTAAATCAATTACTAGTGAAAAGAGCAAAGAGATCGAACTCTTTTCACCGTTCTTCAAAATTTACACGATTTCAAGTGTTTTGTAGCTTAGAGAAACGTTTTTGGTTACCTTATAGTTATTATTGGACCAACTATCTGTTTCTGGATAGTAACGAATTTTAGCTCCGTTTAAAGCCGAGAACTTAGATTTAATCTCATCTGACAGCTCTTCAATTAAGTTACCTACGATATCTGCAACATCAAATGTAACAACTGCCGGATTTGACCCGCAACCATAATTGAGGCCGCCATGATCGATCCTATCAATCTTGCACCCTCTTAAGATGTTGGTTCTAACAACAGTTTCATTGCCGTCTAACATCTCAATCTTAGTCATGAATGATTCCATTTGAAACAGATTTTGTAAAGCAACACACGCTCTGGAGCCCATGTCATCTTCAACTATTATATCGAAGTAGTGGGGAGCCGCGAATCGCGTTTGTGATATCTCAGATATTTTGATCAATTGAATCGATATGTCATTTCCGCAAGATAGCTTAGTTCCATCGTCTTGTTGAAATAATACCCTAAATCGATTTCTAACTTTAGGGTGTAAGATTCCATTACCTAAGCCGGGCCAGCCAGATGTTTCAGATAAGTTTGCCATGTAATATTTCTCTCTATAAAATAAAAGGTCCTAAAATTAGGACCTTTTATTTATCTAGAGACGGTGAATTTTTCAATCACCCCTTTCGGCGTCATCCTCAGAAGCATCTGAACCAAAGTTAGCTTGACGTAGCTTATCTTGGAGCTCTTGGTAAGCTTTAGTTAGCCCTAGTTCATCTGACTTGTAACGTGCTTTCTTCTTTTCAAATCGCTGAACCATGTCAACAAAGGCCTTACGATACATCGCGACTGGGTCATCAGAGCTTAATTGCTTACCGAGCCTGTAAGGTTTTACTTTGCGGCGATAGGTGTCATCATTACCAGAACTTGACTTACCTACAACTTCTCCGCGGATCCAACCAGTGGAGTAGATCGACATAACGTACTTAGTGTTCTTGTCGAGTGATGCTTCCACCGTTTTTGTTTTTGGATCGTATCTAGAGCTGAACATATATAATCCGGTGTCAAAGCAGAAGGTGCCATGCTTGCGCATTGCGTTACTAGATATGTCCTTCATGACCTTGCAGATCGCCTTGTACTCTGGAGTACCCATGACTTCTTGTACGGCTCCGGGTTCAGCAGGCTTTGCTTCGGATAGTGTTCCTTCTTGTCCTAGCTCTTCGATCAGAAAATCATTGATCTCAGCTACGGTCATCGATTCTTGCTGAAGAGCAACTAACCGATTTTGTATGCCAGTTACAAAGTGCGCCATCACGTCTCGACAAGCTGCGACGGCACCTTTCAGACCAACGTCTGTACGGAGAATGTTTGGGGATACTTCTTCTAGCTTTGCGAAGGCATCGATGATCTTCGTGACTGACTTCATCAAGTTGTTGAGCTCTGTCTTAGCTTCACGTGTCTCATACTTCTTCTTGATCGCTTGACCATTCTTAACGAGGAAGGCTTTTGCTGCTTTAGCAACATTCTTCTCAACGTCTCCAAGGTGGTCATCGAAAGCGCCGATCATATTTACTAGCTTGCTGAAGATGCCTTCATCTAGCTGTCGACCAGCCTTGATGTTTTCAACGGCTTCATAATAGATCTTTGCGATCTCCTTAGCATCGGATTGGAGCGCATCTATCTGTTCTTGGCGAGGATTACGGCCAGACAGAGATAGCATCCGTTTGATATCATTCATCTCTTTAGTCCTGTGTTTTATTTGGATCAGCTTCCATACCGAGCTCTTTCTTCTTAGCATCAATCTGTGTTTGAAGCTGTTGCATCTTTTCTTTTAGGTTAGGAGGAATCTCTCCTCCAGCCGAGGTGATGTCGTCGACTTGATCTTGAAGCGAATGTAGCTGGTCACGAAGAGCTTGAAGTGCCGAATCGGCTTCTTCTCTCATGAGGAATTCTTTAAAGTGCATGATTAGTCGTCCGTTTGGATGTTAAAGTAGATGTCATCGTTGATGTTTTTGGCTTGTCTCAACGCTTGCTTGATAACGGTGAGATCACCCTTGACCTCCTCGCGAGATTCTGTGGTGAGATCGCTGTACATCACCTCGGTACCAACACGAATGGCCGCAAAGAGCGCCATCTTTTTCCCACTGTTATCTTCGTTGATAGTTAAGAGGGCGCGGCGGCCGTCAACAAACTTTCTGAAAGCTTTGCTTGGCTCGCACGAGCTACCAGAGTGGTGCTCGGATTCTTCAACTTCAGTTGGTTGCTCTGACAGCTGTGTCACGTCAGAGTTGAGCTTCTTGCCTAAGGATTCAAATACTGCAGAGACAGCATCTTGGGTGATCCCATTATCGCAGCTTTTAAAGAATTGCTGTATCAGCGCGACTTTAAGTTCTTCAAGTTTCATTCACCGGTTCTCCATGTTATTGGTACCATGGAGATATTTATCACCGGTTTGAGCGCTACTTAGAATTATTCGGCCGGAATCGGACCTTCAGCTAATGGAGAGTAAGATTCGATCTCAAGAGTGGAGAGACCAAGCTCTTCTTTGATGATATTTGCCACTATTGCACCATTGATCTTGGTGTCTGGGAACCGCATAACTATCTTTCTATAAAGATCAACTTTAGAAATTTCGGGTTTCATCACCAGCTCAACCATCGATCTGACGCGCTCGTCATGATCCTTAACGTTCTTGGAGCTAGTTATGGCCATCGAAGCTTTCTGCTCTGCAAGAACCGAAAGGTACTTAGTGTTCCAGTGTTGTGACATCGACTCATGGTGAGACGCCAGACTTACTTGCTTTTCACGGGCTGATCCGATGATAACGTATTGCTCGGCGAACTTGATCAACATCTTCATTCTCACCTGAATGGTGTAATATGCAATTTGCTGCTCTGGAAAGAGCTTAGATGCCTTGCGGAGCATCTTCAAGAAAACGTTAAATGCTTCCTTACCGTATGCTTCCATCTTTTTCAGGTCGAAGACGCCAACCATCGACTCAAGGTTATCACAGCGGTCGAGCCCCTTAACGATCGAACAGTCGGGATCTATCGCGATCTGTTCGATGTACTCCACCTGGTTCTTCAGCTCGCCTTGAAACTTCTTCGTGAGCTTCCAAACCTTCCTTGCAATTTCCTCGCTAAACTCAGTCACCAAAACCTCATATGGAATCTGATAATCTTCTTGAACGTCGTGAAGGAGCGCCAAGATGATACACAGCTCTTCATTTATCTCAGATTTAAGCTGGGTTACGGCTAAAGCGATCCTAATCTGGTGATGAAACTCGGGAGTGAATCCATCCTTCCTTAAGCCGACGTGATAACGTTCAGCGAAACCTAGAGCCTTTAGAGCGGTGCTGTATCCACGACCGATCAAGAAAAACTTAAGGGCGGTCTTTTCCTTAGAGAACTGTAGCTGATGTGGCACAGACATATTTTTCCTTATCGGCCAGAAGTAAGAAACCATTGAGCGGAGTCTTCAAAACTGTCAAACGGTCCAGTTCCTTTATCAACTGTTTCGTCATCAGCATCGCCGTAAACTAAGATGAACCTCTTACCATCTTGGGGGAGCTCAATAACCCGAACTAGCGAGTAATACTCTAGCTCCTGACGTATCCAACTATCGATCATCGGGTCTATATAGTGTGGAGATTGAGGAGATCTGATGCCGGTGACTCCACTAGCTTTGGCTGCGTCGTACTTATCTTGACGCTCAACAGCCTCCTTCTTTAATCGAATGCGCAACTTTTCATGAGAAACAATATTCTCTGCGATCTGCGCCGAAACTTTTGTTTTGTCAATATTATGACGCTTGTTCACGACATTTCCTTGAGAAGTTCAGCGACTAAAATTCCTGGAGTATCTGTCCACCAGGTATCTATGGTGCGGTCCATTCCTTCTACACCAACCATCTTAATCTCTTCACGTAGGACAGTTAAGATTTCACCGAGTAAGTTTTTTCCTCTCCACAGCTTTCGGTCCAGGGCTTCGGCATCATTCTGGTGCCAACCTATACCCCACACCAGATCATATGGAGAAGCCTCAACGATCTCTGTATCTCCAGTGTACATCAAAGCGTCTAATAGTTTTTGATTCTGAAGAAACTTTTCTCGACAAGCTACATACATGTAGTGGTATGAAACATCTTCCCACTCCTTTTTGTCAAATCCTGATACTAGCTTACCTTGGTCCTTATTCTTTCGAGGATCCTTGGTAAACAAGATCTTATAAGCCATTTGACGATCGCCAAAGTGCATCGCTTTGCAAAACATGAAGAATTGTTCTGATTGTGCAAAGCCAATTTCCTTGAATTGGAAAGATGCTGGTCGATGCCAATTTGAAAATGGATCGATGTTCCCCCAGAAGAAGGTGAAGTCCTTTGTAGTTTTCATGTGAGTCCTTTACTATGGAAACATTATATCACATCTTTGTCTCTAAAAATCAAAAAGGAGAGCAATTGCTCTCCTTTTATTAGCTTATCAAGCTATCAATCTCCAGAACCACCACCGATATCTTTCGATTTTTTATCAGCCTTAAACTTTTTAAGTCGATCCGAGATATCATCTGGCGTAGTGCTCGCGACGGTGTCATATAAGGCTGACATATTGACGCTACCATCTGCCGATGCGCAAGCTGAAGCTCCTACAAAAGCAGCTGCCGCAGAATCTCCGCGTGTATAGCTTGTTGCCAGGTTCATCGAGCGCATCGCATCGCCGATCCCCTTAGACGTATAATCAAACTGACTGGTGTTACCCATCTTAATACCAACTCGGTTTGCAAAATCCTTGGCGTTCATGTTAGCTCCGAGGAACATCACCTCCCACTTCAGCTCATTCTGAATTTCAGTGATCAACCGATGGACAGAACTATAGGTATGAACCCGGCTAGAGGTGTCATCACCGTCGGTGAGGATCGTCAAGATCGTCTTTTGATTAGATTGATGAGTTTCCTTGTACATCATGATCGCTTGATGGATGAAGTCAAACAGTGATGTCATTCCTTGTGGCTCATACACCAGAGGATCAACACAGTTTAATTGATCAGACAACTTGATCGGAGCAGCTGACTTAACGTCAACTTGATCATACACTACCTTGAGTTGGCTGTCAAAGAAGATCAGCGAGATCTTTGCTTCTCCTTCTGCTTCTTGCTGTCCCTTGAGGTATTGGTTATAGCCAGAAACAGCTTCTTCGCGCATGCGCATCATTGATGTAGATCGGTCTAGCAAGAAGATCAGGCGAGCTGGTTGCTGTGGTGGTTGCTGATCAATGGCGATGCTAATCTTTTTCTTTCCCATTTTATTTCCTATGATAAAAAGCCCGAACTTTAGTTGTTCAGGCCGGTTGTTCTTGCTGCCAAAATAGAACTCCAAATGTTCCACTAGCTTGTGTTGAGATTTGTTTTAGAAAGACGTTAAGCTCAAGTTGAGAGTTAAACATTCCTCTTAAGCATTCACACCCGTAAAAATTACCTTTTTCAAAGAAAATTCTATATTGTAAGGGAATGAATGATCCACCGTATCCTTGTGTTGCTCCGCGGGGGTTGGTGATGTTAATGTAAAAGCTATTCACGTCGATTAATGACGAAACAGAAAAGAAGAAATAATGATTAACTCGACCATCCATTCGACAAATGCGGCTAGGCCAAGTGCTCCTTTAGCATCATCATGGATGAGATTCTTAATCACTAGCTTATAATATATCCAAGCGAATAACATCTCTCGTTTCCTTTATAATTTGGTGCCCAATAACTGAATCGAACAGTTGATGGCGGGTTACAAAGCCGCTGTTATACCACTTAACTAATCAGGCATAAATTAATTTCAATATTTCATTTTTGTTTAACTGTTTTATAGATAAAACTAAAATTTTTACATTATTTTGTTCACGAACCCATTTGATTTTATCAATATCTTTAAATCCTAATGATGGATTGATATTATTAATAAGAAAATCATTCTTGGGGTCTAGGAATAAATTAAAATCTAGTAAATAAAAATCAGAGGTATACGAATGTCTAATCCCATTCAAATCTTCATAAAATAATCTTGTTGGTAGCTCCCATTTTATATTCAATTCATCTAAAATTATAGCTAATTTTAGTTCATAAGAAGAGCCAAGCAATATATTTTTATATGTAATTTTTCTGCTTTTTCTAACTCCGCCCAATCCTCTTTTCTTTGCTAATACTGATAAATTTGATTTAGATTCAAGAGAATGACGGCGCCCTGGTTTGCCAAATAAAGCCAATCCTATATTTTTACCATTTGCGGCAACTCTACAATCTGTAGCTTTTGATAAATCTTTATTCCAAATTTTACGTTTTGAATAATCATTATTTGCAGTAAAATTTATCCCATTCCCATGTGCACGCCAAATATGAGTTCCCATTCCTTTAGAGGAATACAATTTTTCACAATAAGGACATATTTTATCTTTCAACACTTAGCTTCTAGTAAATTACAAAGGTGAGAACAAACGAAGAGAGTGAACGGCCACCAATTTGGCCTATCCCCCAGGAAAACTAAAAATGCATAGGAGGGGGATTTTGGATTCGAACCAGAAGTAACTCTATTCAAACACTACACCTTAGGTTGTCATAGCTGGAGATTATCCGAACTATGACAATAGAAAGATTGAGGAACAAACGACCAGAGATAGTTTACGCGTTCTACCACTGAACTATCCCGCCATTAAGTACTACTAATAGGTGGCGGGAGATGGGATTCGAACCCACCGACATCGTCCTTAGCATGGAAGTAACTCTAATCTACACCATCAATCTAGGTTGCGAAGTCAGGAATTAACCTAAGTCTTCACAAAATTCATTTTCCTACCTAAAATCCATAAAAGAATGGTAAAAATGTTCACAGGTTGCGAAGCCAGGAATCGAACCTGCCCTAAGGGTTATGAGCCCTTTGTGCTACCATCACACCCGCTCGCGGCTGTCATACAAGGAATTGAACCTTAAGGAAATCCTAGAAGACCTGCAGATCTTCTACACTCCTGTAACCATACTACAACAGTTAGCTTAGACGATATTTACCGACTCTACAGACCGGGTATGGGACCTAAGCAATTTTATCATCACTACCGTCTGCGCCACTGCATGCAGCCTCTGGTGATGAACTTTCAGTTAAACTAAACATACCCTCTACGAGAGCTGAATCTAATTCAGTACTAATTGATGCTAACACCGCGTTACGCTCAGTTTCATCATCGCACATTAGCATGCACATCATTAAAGTTACACCTTGATAAAAAGCGTTAAGTGCACTTTTACGGCAAGGTTCATCAAACTTCTCTTCGATGTTACTCCAAGCTTGAGCGAGGTAATCTTTTTCAATTTTCATCGAGGCCACGGTCTAAATGTATCTTTCAGTTGAGAGCGTACCCTAATGTGTTGAAGCTTAGTACCAATTCTATCTACTAATCTTTCTAATGACCAAATCACCTTAGTGAAAATGCTCATATAAACCTTTCTCCAAGTACCCTGAGTGGAATTAACCGAATCTCAGTGGGTTAGTGAGGAACAAACGGTAAGAGGAACGTTAGCCTGGACCACCAATTGCGGAATCGAACCGCTGAGCTCTTTTTTCAAGAAAGAAGTATCTCTTTCCTACACCATCACTTGGTGATCATGGGTGGAATTGAACCACCGACCTGCCACAAGCTTTGAACTCTATGGCGACTCTACACTGAGCTACATGACCATTGATGCAGAAGCCTTTAAGGGCTTCGCGTCCAACCACCGAAGCGGATGGAGTAATAAGAATGAGGAACCGACGAACAGAGAAGTGCGGATTCGAACCGCTTAGTTTGCGTTAGAGGCAAATTTTCAACCAAAGAAGTATCTCTACTCTACGCCATCATTCTGGAGCGGGATATCGGGATTAAACCGACGACCTAAACGTTGGCAACGTTTCGCTCTATCACTGAGCTAATCCCGCTAAGGATCCTCACAATTTATTAGACTGTGAGGTAGTAAGTTTCTGCAAAAATAAACTAGTGTGAATGCAACACGTCTAATTATATCCAACTTACTTACCGGGGGAGTTCAACCTTGCATGGTTTGATGAACAACGGTCCCGATAGCTAGTCCTTTTAGGTGGTTCTGGTGCGCTCCCTTCTTACGGGTCAGATCAATCTTTCAAATGATCAAAGCGGCCACCGTTAGGTAAACGTCTACTACCACTTCATTTTCCTACCAAGTTTCCAACCACAAGATAGAAAATTTTCTAATTCATTCTTTAAGATAGAAATTGATTTCTTTTCCACTAAAGAATGAATCCAACATTTTCCAAATTGAGAATTGCCAGTTCCAACTTGGTGAATCGAATTCTTTTCTCCAATTGAAGCCTTAGATACATCCTTATGCTTCTTACCGGTCCAATCAGGAGTAGTTCTTCCATAACGATCCATTTTAGTTTTCATCGCCTTTAAAATAAGAGACTTTGAAAACTCAGGATCATTTTTACGTTTCTCCACTAACATTTGCGATTGAACTATATTCGCAGCATGTCTTCCTTTAACACGGTGGATTCTATTTTCTGGAAGTGAATTATGATATTCCCACCCTCCATAGCCACCGATCGTTAAATTCATACAAAGCGGATCTAACAAAAGTTCTTCATTAACTATTTGAATTTCACGCTCTACGAGCTCTTGGCGTGAATTCATAAATTCTAATATTTCACATTTATGGTTTTCTAGACCATGTTTCTTTATTGAATTATGTAATTTCTTACCAGATCCAATATATCCATCTTCAAGTATGTCAGTTGAATGCATTCCAATGTAAAACTTATTGGTAACACTGCAGACTGTCTTGTAGATGAAATGAAACTTTATTCTTTCCGCTTGCTTCATAAGATCCCTTTCGAGATCTATTTATAGCAAGTGATACCTGAGCGGGTGAAGGGAATCGAACCCTCGTCTTAAGCTTGGAAGGCTTCAGCTCTACCATTGAGCTACACCCGCATTTCAACTTCTCACTTGAGGTAGCGTATCACCTAATTTCAATATCGGAGCGGGGTAGTCGGATTCGGACCGGCTTCATTAGCTTGGAAGGCTAAGCTCTCTCCCAGGAGAATACCCGCATTGGGTGTTGCAAGAAGGTGCGTAAGACTCCGTAAACTATAGTGCTACGTGAACCTCTTCTTACAACGGGAACTGCTAAAATCTTCAATATGATCATTATATCCTAATTTCTATGATCTGTACATTTGATGAAAATTTATTTATAAGCTTTCACCAAACTTTTAAATTTCTTTCATCGTCAACATCAGGACCAGAATAATCTTCAAAGATGTCATACCTACACGTGTAGTCGTCAAAGATGTCAAACTTGAGCTTGTGATCTTCAAAAATCTTTGAGGCTGAAGCAAATTCTGAGTGACGATAAACTTCACCTAGATTATCCAACGAAAAATTATCCGATGTTGTGTCTTTGTCCATGATTTCTCTAGTCAATAGAAGAATTATATACCAGGCTCTAGAAAAAGTACATCATTTCATACTAATACTTCCACTAAGTCTTTAAGAGCCTTGCCAGACTTTTCTGTCAAGCAAATATCGGCTAGCTGACAATGATCATGTTGACGAGTGTTTATAGAGATGATCTTAGCTTCTTGCTTGTTCTTCTTGGCGTACCAAGGATAGCTAGCCGCCGGGTAGACCTGACCTGAGGTACCAACCACAATCAGTAAATCACAATCTTCTAGTGCTTCTATAGCCGAGCTAACTACTTTATCGTCCAACATCTCTCCAAACCAGACTACATTTGGACGGGCTATACCGTTACACCTAGGACATGTTGGTGTGGTTCCTTCGGTAAGGTCAAGTTCAGTAACTAATCCATTCCATCCACAATCTGCGAAGCACCTTGCGGTTTGAATGTCTCCATGAAGGTGGATAACATCATGAGCTCCACCGCATTCATGCAGGTCATCAACATTTTGAGTTATGACGATGGTCTCCTTATGCTCCTCCATTTGTCCGATCGCAATGTGTCCATCGTTTGGCATAGCCAGGTCGGCGACCTGCTTGATTCGGGTGATGTACCATTCCCAAACTAAGGCCGGATCTTCCTCAAACCCTTGCATAGATGACAGTTTCGCCGGATCAAACTTATCCCAGAGAGCTCCAGTTGTAGCATCGCGGAATGTAGAAATTCCGCTCTCAGCAGAAATTCCTGCACCAGAGAGGATGACGACCTTCTTAGCGTTAGCTAGTAAAACTTGAGCTTTTTCTAAGAAATTGTTATATTTTTCTAGTTCTGACATATTCATAGATTTTTAATGTACTCCATTGCGGCCATCCAAGCTTCACGGTTGGCTCGAGCATCATACAAAGCATGGTGCTGACGATATTTTGGTGTTTCTTTATTTACGAAAAAATGTTCATAAAACTGCTTGGTGAAAACGTCCTTAGTATTTCTAATGACATCCGCTAACGGCCGAGACATGCCTACACCAGAGCACTTCAAGATCGAAGCTAGCTGCATGTCAGCGTAGACGTTCAACCACTCCTTCTCAAGGTTTGATGGCCAAACATCATGTAGCAGCATGAGCGTTAATTCCCAGTCTGTCGAATAATCAATACAAACTTTAACGTTGTAAGGAAGTGATTCTACCCAGCTACCAAACCTAGCAGACACCTCATTTAGAGGCATCAATGCAGATCCTCCGTCTAACAGAGGAACGATGTTTTCTTTAACGAATTGGCTCTCTGAAGCTCTACGATAGTCTGAAACCTCAGCGTAAAACTCATGCTTACCGTCTTCGGTTACCGCTCCGATCGAGATAAGCTCGGTGTTGATAAAATCGGTGAACTCGGTGTCTAAGAATAGAAGTTGGCTACTTGATGGCATAATATTCCTTATGGTCTAAGACTATTATATATCAATCTTAGACCAACTGGAATATCAATGCAGATGGCTAGAGAAAACTTCGGATGAGAATTTTGATTGATTGCTACCAGCCGGATAGAGGCTATCGCTAGAACCAGCCAAGGTTCCTTGGTGCAAAACGACATAGAACACTCCCTTCTTTGGAGCTCCTGTCAATGCTTCCTCCAGGTCTTCAGCGTTCTGACAATCCATGAACTGAATGACTGGAACTGGAATGTAATCATCTGGAGCGCTAGCTTCAGAGATCGAGACAAATGGAATCAGGAAATAGTGTTCTGGATACTGATGAGAGAACAAGCTAAATGCCTTGACTGCAACTCGAGCTTCATCCATGCTCTCCATCATGATCGTTCCTCTTTGAGGATCAAAAGATCCGGGAAGAGGGGTTGGACGACCATCCAACATGATTCCAGCTTGAAGAGGTCCTTCTAGCTCCAGCTTACCATCGGACATCTCTGCATCCTCGGCATTGACCATGACGATCAAGCTTGGTACTTCAAGGATCTTCTTCATCATTTCTTCTGAATTAATTTGCGTTGCCATGGAATACCTCTCTGGTTATATTGAAAATTGTTTACGGATGTTATCCATCTTTCGTTGCACTTCAACTTCAAGAACTTTTGACGTCACCGACTCTATACGATCGACTAAATCATTGGCGGTAATTCCAAGAGCTTTAGCTATTGCGATCCCAGAAGCAAAGCTCAAAGATTGAGTGCCACCCTCGATCTTACTTAAAGCGGTGGTAGAGAGACCACTTAACGCAGCCAGATCTTTGGCGGTTATACCTCTAACTTTTCTAGCTTCGCTAATCGCAAATCCAATTTGAATATTTTTCATAGCTATTCACCATACATCCACATAGGCCAATTGGCATTACTAATCTGACGGAGTCTGTCCTTGATTTGCTTCACTTGATTTGCTTCATTTGAGCTTCAGCCTCCACCCGCTTTGCTTGTGGCTTTCCGTATGGATCAGAGACTACGTCCTGGATGATGTAGTGAACGACATCATTTTGCAGCTCTCTATAGATCAAGAGAAGTTTCTTAACTTCTTCAGCATGGCCTCGATTAGCTCTCATATGTAATATGTAGCTGCCAAGGCAACCCAAGATAAGACGTTGATCGCAACTACGTAAAGGTTATACTTTAAGGTTTTCATTTGATCGTTGATCAGATTAGCCATGATGAGTTATTATATCCCACCATGGCTAGGTTGTAAACAAGTTATTTTGCCACGTCAATGACGTGGCATTACTCGTCAGACAACAGCTACCTTAGCTCGAGCCTCATCCCTCATAACGACGCTCAACGCTTTTGCTGCATGACGATCTTCGATCATCTGGGTAGCTGTGTCTTTCATCTTCCTAACGTTCCATTGCAGCTTATAAAGCTGTGGATCATTCTTACGGTTTGCGTCCTTGACCTCTTGCTTTGTGATGCGGATCTTTTCGGACAAGTCCTTATACTCAGCCTTCCAATTAGCTACAAAGTCCAGGTAGGTTTGACGGTCGGTAAAGCTAAATTTTGCTGCGTTCATTTTCATTCTCCAGTTTAGGTTGGGTGCTACGTACTACAAAGGGTGCATTGCGTTTATTAAACTTCGACGTGGCTGAGAGCCACTTATTCCAATCAATCTCAATCGGGGAGTCAGGTGCTAATGGGTCAATCACAAGCTCCTCTGGAGTAAAAAGATCTCCTTCGGTAGGCGTGCAATTTCCATTAGCATTCTTCACACCGTCAAGCTCATGCTCGCCGAGGATGGAGTATGCCTTACCGCTCCAAAAGATATTGACGCGGTCCTCAGCCCAAGCCATGCTAAAAGAATGTTCGACCAATCCTTCTATCTTACTGTCAGCATGGCGTCGAATAACTACTCGAATCGGAAGAAACCGTTCGAGACGAGGGTCAATCATGATTTCCTCCACATAGAATAATTAGCAAAGATGCCTCGTTTTTCCTCAGTGATTGGCTCACAAGCAAAGGCGGTGAGACCCCAGTCGCAATAAGGCTCGTGGAATTCACACGCGGTGATGCCGTTTGATTGAGCTTTGAAAAGAGCTCGCTCAAGCGCTTCTTTATTTTTTACTTCGAGGAAGACGAAACTAGGATGTCCGTGAGAACTTCCGTATTGAGTACCCAGTACGTAGGTCGCATGGGAGGCTTGGATAGCCTGTTGACTGATGGGCAAATCAGTGCGAATGAAGATGTACGCCCAGTATTGTTTCGGTTCAGCTACTTACGTGTGTGGCAACATGATGTTTCCTTTGTTAATATACAACGGTTAAATTTTCTTTAAAGCATTGAGTAAAGGAATCGTGCTTCCTACTCCAGTTTCAAAATGCTTCCATAAATCCATTAACGCATCATAATTGAGTTTAATCCAATCTTTGATATCTTCAATTTCTGATTCTTTAAGCTTTACTGACTTTGGAGTTAAAACTCTTGGTTCTTTATCGATGTTAATTACAAAATTATCAGATGAAAATTTCCCCTTAACATTTGACGCTTTAATTCTTGGTCCGTGTTGACCACCAACTTCTCCCATCCAAATAACAACGGATAGTCCAGTATCTCCAGGAGCAAGATTAGCCATCTCCATCATGGGAGCTGCTAAAATTTGTTCCTCGGTCATCAAAAGTTCATCAATTAACATGATAATATTTATAAAGTCTCCCGGTACAGACTTTCACTGACGCTCTTTCGAGTCCGGTTATTCGGTTACCCTACCGGGTTCTTTTCTGTGTAATGACTAGATTGAATTATATCAGGTTCTCAAAGAAAGTAAACAACTATTTGCGGTGACGGAAAGATTGTTTAACATCAAATCCATGTTGAACTACCTTCTCCTTGTCTGATATCACCGTTGGTGGCTGTAGATCTGGAGAATCCTTCATCTTGTTGAGAATGAAGTAGCTTAGATCCTGGTATAGCTGTTCGGCGGTCATCAAGCTCGGGAACCCTAAAGATGATAGGATCGGACAATTTCCATCAATCGTGACTTTAACGTACTTATGGTATTGTTCAACATGATTAACAACAAACACCGGGTGACCGATCTTTTTAGAAAGATCGGTCAAGCTACCAAACTCAATACCCCAATCGCGGTGTAAACGGTAAGTATCTGGTTTTACCAAGTGTGAATGTTTATCCTTGATAAAAACTTCCCAGTTATCTGGGTTTCCTGCAAGAGGAGTAGTGTTAATCAACAGATAAGGTTTACCGCAAACAACCAGGGTCTTAAAACCCCAATTTTCACTTCGAAAATTGTACGGGTTATCTTTGTGAACGAACCCAGGATATAGATTAGGAAAATTTTTGACCTCTACTTGAAGGTCCCTGAGGTATGAGTATCCTCCAATTTCTTCCAATTCTCCGATCCTACGACGATCATAGACGATCTTAGGATCTCCACCACCGTAAAGGTGAGGAATGTAGTCATAGTAATCTTTGAGCTTCGAGATGATTTTCATAATTCTATTTACCTATTGTTAACAGGAAGGAGCGGGTGGATTGGAATCGAACCAACTGCCTCTGGGTTATTAGCCCAGCGCTCTAGACTCAAGGTGCTTCATTGTTGGATTCGGTAACGTAAACTCCGACTCCTCTAATTACGATCACTTTAATGCCAAGGTCCTATCTATTCGGTGATCAGCCGATCCTTTAACCTTACCAATGAGCTACACCCGCATGCACAGATCAAAATAAAATTTCATATTTGGTAATAACGCCGTCTTTGTCCTTAAGGAAAAGTTGTTTACCGTTATCATGTTCGACGATGATGCTTTCATAAAGGCGGAGTGCGTTCTTCAGGACTTCGGCGTACGAGGCCGCCTCTGTCTTCTCCTTTAGCTTATTCAGTCTTTCGAAAGACTTCTCGGGCAATTCGAGTTGTACCCTAGTCGTCTTTGGAGGTTTAAAGTTTGGCATCAATATCCTTAAATATCGTTAGCCCTTGAGACGAGGATGATCTGGTCCCTTGGTGATCTTGAACTTCCAGTCCTTTGAAGCTACTTCCTTGTCAGCTTCATCAATCCCAGCATCTGCGTTCAGCTGGGTGCGAACCTTCTTCAGCTCTTGCTTGTTATCAGCAAACTGATCTTTCGTTCCTGTGATCTGCCAAATTTTCTTCATCGGGTAATCCTCCAAAAGATTATTATATACTAAAAATTAGACATTTACTATTGTCATGGGACTATCGTCATGAGAATGCTTATAGGGTGTATAGACCACGCCACCCTTGATGATCCCATGAAATTCACGACCAGTCTTAACGTAAAATGGCAAGAAGCGAAGCTTGCGCACTATCTTAAAGAATCCAGAAACTCCGCCGTCCATGCGATTATCTATCTGGTTACGGTTCAACCACGTTGGCTTGCATGGTCCTTCATAGTACGGCACGTTGCTCTTCAGTATCATTTTTAACCTCCATCATCCGATCATTGAAATGTCGCATGCGCTTGCGAGCATCTGTAGAAAATTCATCTTGTAGCCGAAGGCGGGCCATAGGTGTATCAAAAGCTCCTTGGAAGGCCGCAAAGGCATCCTTCCACTCTTCCAACATCTCAGCTGTAATTCTTACGTTCTTCATGAGTCAAGCTCCGATAGATAAAAGATTGTTGACGGTTCTTCATAAGCCAATGGTAGATCTTTGCTGATAAGTAAAAGCGATGTCCGGTCCTAGCGTAATAGAACTTCAACCCGCCTTTGATGCCATCAAAAACAAACACACAATACTTACAGTCTCCTTCTCTAGGAAAAAACCTCGTGTCAAACAAGATAAATGTTGACATGATCGAGGAGAAGAAAAATGCAACTACTTTAGTCATTGTGATATTTTCCTGTTCCTTTACATCGCTTGCAAGTTTGGATCTCATCAGAGTCAGGACTACCGATGGAATAATCAACGCACTTCCCAGCACCTTCACAGGTCGGACAGACGTCTTTTTTCTTATCGTCAAGAATCCTTGTTAGTGAATCAAGCAAGATATCAAGTGCTAGAGGAGCATCTTTCTTCTTAATTCGATTTTTCATGATTGCCTTAGTACACTCAATAAGTTTTTTTGAGCATGAACATAAATCATGCTCAACTCATCTTCAGCCATTTGATGTTCTTCAAATGCTCCGTTGATAAGATCAACGGAGTAAGAGATAGATTCTTTTGTAAGCTTCAGAAATTCATGCATCGTGATGAATGTTTCACTAGGAGAATCTTTGCGTCGTTTCCAGGTCACGTACACAAGAATTGATCCTTCTCTGAAGCTGAAGTATAGAGGAGGGGACTCTTGATCCTTGGGATCAAGAAATGCTCCAGCCGAATCTCCTCTCGAACGCCCTATGTCTAGGCCGAGTTCACGACAATGATTTAAGAATTGTTTTTTCATGATAAGCGGTCCAGTTCATGTTGAACAACAGCAGCGCGACGATTTGCTTCTTCGGCGAATGGCTCTGTAGGAGTGCGCAGAAAATTGAGCTGTAACAGCTGGTGTTGAAGACGCTTAGTGAGAGCTAACTTAGCGTGCTGATACCGGAGGTTCTGCAGATAATTTGTAAGCTTGGTAAACATTTCCTTCTCCTTCATTGATGGGGACGGTGTGCGAATGATTCATTGTATCAAGACTGAGCCGTCTTGTACACAACTATTTTTGAGATGCGCGAAGCCGAGTAAGCTCGCTAACGTCGGTGTCAAGCTTTGATTGCAGCTCGGAGATGATTGAGCGATGAATCTCAATTTGAGCGAGAGTAACTTGGTTAAGCTCCTCCAACTTTGTGATACGATCTTTGGTCAAGTAGGTGAGCGGCTCATTCTTTACCGAGTCTGGAATAGGCTTCTTTTCTTCAGCCAAGACGTGCTCCTTGATTGACTTGATGATAGCCTCGTATTGTTCTACTGAATGAATCTGTGGATCTTTGCGGATATGGTCGAACATAACGTACCTTAACGCTGCTCAAAGAAGATCATTATAACATCAACTATCTGTTAAGTAAACAAAAACTTAAGAGGTACCCCAGTATACTTTTTGGTTTGCTTCTAGCATCTGTGATGAAGTTGTTGAAATTTCATTCGGGAAAATTATCAGTTCTCCAAAATGCGCAATTGTATAGTTTGTTTGATCACGTTTCCCACCGACCGTGATGCCGTCCATTGCGTTAGATCCGATGTCTCCATTTGTCGTGGATGTTCCATTGTAACGAATATAAGTTGTAGATCCCTTTGCTACTTCAATTACGGTGCCTTGATTATTCGCTGACAGCGTAGCAGACAATGGACCAATCGATGTACCAGCATATTTCCATAGAGATGGGCCAGTATTAATGAATAGAGAAAATCCAAGAGACGAGTTTGATGAATCAATCAACACTTGCCCACCGGCGTTAGTTACGCTGTCAAATTGAATCACGCTTGCACGAGTATTTGGTTGTGATACTACAAAGCTACTAGTTGTTAGATTCTGAGAAGACCCATCAGTGTGGATCGCAGGGCGATTATTAATGTTGTCTATAACACCCGCATTAATAATTCTCGGTTGATTTGCCGTAGTAGATTGTGATAGATCGTGTGAGTTCCCAGATTGGTCATACCACTTTGTCACGTAACCTGAGTTGGCACCGCTACCAGATGGCGGTTTGATCTCCATTTGAATGGCCAACCATTTATCAGTGCCAGTACCATTTGTTGTTCCTGACGCAGTTCCAGTCGCCCCGGAAGAAGATAAGGTCTTAGATGCAATTTCCCAAGTTTCAGCAGATGTTGTTGGATCTTCACGTGACGTGAACCCGGTAGGAGCTGAGAACGTAGTAGAAGAAGTGCTATTACTGATACCAACAAAAGCTAGGAGAGCATTAGTGGCGGTGGTCGTAACGCTGCTAGCTGTTACTGTAGTGCCAGTTCCAGAAGCGTTACTTACAGCACCGATCGGAGACGTTGGATCAGCACCGGTAACTCGCCACATAAACGCTTCACAGACCGTAGCACCGCTAAATGAGATTCCATAACTTGTAGGTTCGCTACTTGCGTTCTTCCAATACAAATACTCCGCGACATCACTTGATGCAGTTCCTCCGCTATTGTAATTTCCAATCGCGGTGAAACCAGTCGGTGGTGTCATCGTGTCTGTTGGATTTGCATAAGAGATACCCAGAATTAACAAATCACCGTTTGCGACACCCGTTGGCTTATTCAGCGTTAACGAAGTTGCGCTGCCGCTCTTAATGTTACTTTCTGATTGAAATACTGGAGCAGAAGGAGTTGATCCTGCCCCCACGTTTGATGAAACTGTTTGACAATAGTCTAGCAGCGTCGATGTAGCGTTGAGTTGATTTCCCCAAAGAGCGATCGTTGTTGGGGTTGCGGTATTTCCATATGCTCCGATATAAGTTGTACTCGCTGCAGGTGTCCCAGAGCTAGCAGTGGTATAAACTGCCGAACACCTCCACCATCCATTGTTAACATATGTCATCGTGACGCTGGTGATTCCGCTCTGTGTAGCAATACCATTGATTAAGTCAAAAGTGGCATTGTTATAAGCTGTTCCAGTGTACATCTCAAATGCTAATATTCCATTTCCTGAGATGGCCTTTGCGTAGCAAGATCTAGTATATGCCGTGGAGTTTGCTAGAGTAGCTACATTATTACTGACACTCGAATTAACCGATGGAGTGTTAGAAACTAAGTCAGCGGTTTTTGTGTAGTTTGGAGCGACGGCTGCATCAGCATTCACGATCGCAGAGCTAGTTGACCATTGATCAAACTGTTCAGAGTATGTAGTTAAATTTTGACCGCCTACATAATTCATCATAGAATACGTATCTAACGATCCATCTGGTAAGAAGCCGATGTCTGAAGTTCCGTTGTCGTTAGATCGGCGAACATTGAGCGCTGAACCGGTGTAAGAATCAGACCATTTTCTAGTGCTATAAACTGCAACCGCGGCATTATCATAAATGAAGCTGCTTAGCGTCGGAGGAGTGAGCAATAGCTCATAAGAAGAGGCGAGCGGACGAAGCTGGTTATTATACCCAAACACCATCGGAGATCCCTCGGTGTTATTTCTTAACCGTTGCGCTCCGTTGATGAAGATCAGCGGTTTGAATTTTCCTAAGAAGTTAAAGTAAGAGTCAGACGCCTGCTTCACCGCGCCGTTGTCGATGATGATCGCGCGCTTGGTCGTCAATAAAACCGTGGAACTAGCTACCGTCGCACCCGACGCGATCGTTCCTGTAGATGTTATAGAAGTACCGCCTCCTCCTGTATCTCCGATCGCCATAGCAAAGATCTGAGATGCGGTTGCATCAGTTTGAGACCAGTTGAGAGTAAATCCGTCTGTTCCTTGAGCCGAGATTGTAGCTGCTGAAACCGTAGTGCTTTGGGCTGAGTTAGAAGATCTAACAAAGATATTTGTCGTTGAGGAGATCTGATACGGTTGGAGCGCGCTCGTAGTTCCACTATCATGGTTAATACCCCACGAGCCATAGTTGGTGTTGTCAAAAGCTCCAAATGATTGGTAACCCCCAGAGATGTGGGCCGCTGGAGTCCCAGACGTAGTGTCTGACTGCACCATATTTTGCGAGATTAAAAGCTCGGCTTTAGGTGTAAATCCTACACCGGTGATAGCTTGAGTTCCTGTTGACGTCGGCTTGGTAACCTGGACTACGTTGCAGTTAAAGTTAGCTCCACCCAAAACGATGTAACCCATTTGTTCAGATGCAGTTGGAGAAAAACTCCAGTTTAGAGTAAATCCATCAGATCCCCAAGATGTAAATGAAGCTCGACGATCATTACCAGCCGATGCGTTAAATCCTAAGATACAAGCGTTGTTAACCGAACCTGATACGTTAGTAGATGAGGTTCCATTAACAGTAAGGATCTGACCGCACGCACCTTGATTAGTCGAGCTGGTCGCAAAACCGATCGAAAGATTATTATCAGCTGCGGCCGTTTCTGCGGTTTGCGCAAACGCGTAGGCTGTGATTAATCCCTTACCTTGAAATCCTACACCGGTGATAGATTGGCTTCCAGTTGATGTGGTAGCTGTCCACGTTCCGGCCTTTCCAGAGAATCCAGAACCACCAAATGCCATGTAAGAAACTGTGAATGCGATCGAGGCCGTGACGCTGATCGTGAAACCATCAGAGTCCATCGTGGTGAAATCTGCGTTGAGTACCGTAGCATCACTAAATGCGTAGTTAAAGTGAATACACGCGTTTGACATCAACTCCTGATCAGAGTGCCCCTTACCAGAGATTGAGTTTCCTACCACCCACCTAGCCGTAGCAGAAGAGGCTGCACCGTAAGATCGGTACAGCATGTTAACGCTCGAGTCGCTGGTATCTGGAGTAGTACCGGTAGCCCAAAAGATCACGAGCTTAGGCGTGAACCCTAAGCCGGTGATAGATTGAGAAACAGCGCTACCTGTGCTGTTAGTGAACGTTCCAACCTTAGTGAATACGGTTGAAGTTCCACCAGGAGAACCCATCTCCAGATTTTGGCCGAGAAGAAGCATTAGTACTCATATCCTAATACTGAAACCCAAATAGTTGAGTTTGCGCTAGACATAACTTGAGAAATTCCAAAAGACATCGTTCCTGAAAATTCTAATCCTCCTGGAATGTCAATAAATTGAGAAGTTCCTTCATTTAATGCAGCTGCTGACGATGGGAAAGACAACGGGAAAGACATTACTATAGTGCTAGATGCTGTAGGTGTACCAGATGCAACCATTCTCAGAGAAAATCGCCCTGAAGTAACTGTTGCAGATGTAGATGTTATAAAACCTACAAATATATTTGTTAATCGTAATGTTTTTCCTGAAGTGACAGTAAACGTTGTTGCTGCTCCTGCTGCAGTGCCACCTCTTTGCGGGACCATGGAAACTAACGCTTCAGTTGTAACCCCTGTAACCCCTGCAATAACAGTAGCAGCTGAAAAAATTACCCTACCAGAATCGTTTAAACTTTGTGTAGGTACAGCAGCAGCACCTTGAGTGCCTTTTGCTACAGACACAAGTAAACTCTCAGCGCTAGATCCACCCAAGTCAACCTGTACTACTTGAGTTTTTACTCCAGACCTATCTATGTCTCTAATGACATCTCCCCCGGTCCCAGTATTAATAGTTGTATTATTAGCCATTAGTATTCATATCCCAACAGTGAAACCCAAATCGTACATGACGTTGCCGAGCAACTTTGAACTACTGCAAATTGGTTTGTTCCAGAAAATTCAATTCCTTCTGGAAAGTTTATATATTGAACATTTCCTTCTTGTGCAATACCAGTTGAAAATTGTAAAGACAAAGGAACCATTACCACAACTGGGCTAGATGCAGTTGGTGTAGTTGTAGGATTCATAACTATACAAATTCGAGACGTTATGATTGCAGTAGAAGTATTCGCAAAACCAACTACCATGTTAGTTATACGTAATTTTTTTCCTGAAGTGACAGTAAATGTAGACGCAGAAGAACCAGCAGTTCCATTTCTTTCAGGAACCATTGGAACCAATGTTGCTGCCACAATACCAGTAACACCTGCTATCACTACAGCAGCGGAAAAAATTACTCTACCAGAATCTTTTAAATCTTGAGTAGGAACAGCAGTAGCTCCTTGAGTACCTTTTGCTACAGACACGAGCAAGCTCTCAGCGCTCGCCCCTCCAAGATCTACTTGCACCACTTGAGTCTTAACTCCTGAACGATCGATGTCTCTAACAACATCGCCACCAACCCCAGAGTTAAGAGTTGTATTATCTGCCATTTAAATTCCTATATTCCAGAAGTTGCTTCTTGTAATGTATATGTGAATGAAGTACATGATACCGCGCTGCCGATCGTTAACGATGTCGTGCTCAAGATTAAGTTTGACGTCGCCGTTCCTACAGACCCATCACAGATCACCGTTACGTTATCTGATTGATAGGCTCTAAACCATGCTGCGGTTGCCGTTGCAATCGCATTCCCGGCGGTGATCGAGTTCGCAGTTAACACTCCGCCAGACGCAGATGGTGAAAACGTAGCGTTGAATCTCAGAGTACATAATAACGCTTGTCCGCTAATTGCGGTGTTCGCGTTTGTGGGCTGAGATCCTGAATAAATTTTCAAGTATCCATTGTTAAATAATGTAATCAGCGCATTTGCAGCCGCATTTGCCGCGGTATCTGAAAGTTTAGTGCTTAGCGTCATAGAGTGAAGGGAGTCTCAGGGTTAAACATTAATGTGGTTGTAGACAATGCAACTCCAACTTTCTGAAATACTTGACCGCTTCCTTGCGTTGATGGGGCTGCACTGCTAATAACCATGTTACCAGCGGTGGTCGACAAATAATAGCTATTTCCTGGAATCAATCCAGAGCTTCCCGTCATTATGTTACCAGCAAGGAAAAATGTTCCGTACTCTCCAGATAATAAAGTATACTTAGAGTATCCGCGAGCATATTTACCCTCCGTTGTCGCGTCAGCTAATCCCACAGTTCCCGCAACAGCAACAGCGGTTGTAGTTCGTTGATAATCTTCGACCGTTGTTCCGGTAGTAAGAGAAGCTCCCCACAAATATACTCCGCTAGTTGTAGCACCAACAAATGTAATCGGTGCAGTAGCTCCAGACGCTGGCATAGAGTTATTAACATAAATCATAACGTTTGTCCATGCGGTTGAAGCTGTCGATGTAGCTGTGCAACGGTACCAACCATTACCCAAAGATGTTATCGTAGCTGCGGCCCACCCAGTTCCAAGCGATGAAACTGCTCCAGATGATAGATTAAAGTGAACATATTGAGAAGCGATACCAGATCCAAAAGATATCCAAGAATATTCTGCTGCTTTTGCATAAACTGAAAATACACCCTGAGCGGTAAATGAAACTGTTTGAGTAGCTAAATGCTGTCCGCTTGTTGTGTTTGTATTAATTTTATTTCCGGTTGTGGTTCCATCAGGAGCAACAGTTGCGCCAGTTGTTGCTGATCCATTAGTAAATGACCAAGTAGTACCAAAGTTGCTTGATTGAACAACATTATTTTCGCCAAGAATATAAACTAATTGATTTGCGCTGATCGCTTCAGCTGACTGTGCGACAATTGACGGTGTCCCTGGTGTTGGATCTACAATTTCCCACCCAGAAGCATTTCCTCGGCAAGTATCTTTATACAGCACCTTTGTATCTGTAGCGTAGTATAAACGACCAACGATACAATCATACCCGTTCAGGATTTGAACCTGCCAGAAGTATGCCCCAGACGTTCCGTTAGGGGTTGATGCTGTGTTTGCAGCCGTGTTACCGCTTGAGATCGCGCTAGCTAATACGAATAAGTAAATTGAGGTCCAAGTGGAATTATTAGTAGACGCAGTACAACGATACCAACCATTATCTAAAGGTGTGATAGTAGCATCAGACCACCCAGTGCCTAAGCTTGAAATTGTTCCAGCACCAGAAAGAGTATAGTAGACATAGTTATTAGGTCCGTCAGAAATTCCGATGTTAGTGTAACCGTTAGCTTTTGCATACCATGTTGCGGTTGCATAACCTACAGCACCAGATCCTGTTGACATTTTGTGATCGACGCTAGCGGTGGTGTTTGGCACTACCAAAGCGGCCGTTGTTGTTCCATCAGGAGCTACACCTGAGTTTGACGTTACTGTAACGTTAGTTGCTGTCCAAGAAGAAAATGTATTAGGGTACGCTATCTGTAAGACGCCAGCTGGGTTTCCAGAACCGTTAAAGACCCCTGATGTAGGGATATTTGATGCTATATCTTCATCGAGAATAGAAGCATTATTGCAATCAACATAAGAATATCCAGACGTATATGGATTAGCAATTAGATATCTTCCGTTTGCACGTTTAAAAGAAGTACATACCCAATTTCCGCTTCCTAAAGATTCAAATGTTGCTGTATCTCCAGCCATCAATGTAAGCATTTGGCCAGTCGGAAGGATCAAAGATGTTGAATTATGCAATATCGCTATTAAACCGCTGTTGCCAGAGAATTTTAAATGCCTAACTGCCCCGGCAGCGATAGTATCGAATGCTGATATTGTAACATTCCCGGTAATGATAATGCTATTTGCAGCCGCTGCGCCGATATTAACCGTTGCAGCTGATGCGATCGTTACGGGTGGTGCTTCATTTAACGCTGAAGTAAGAGTGCCTCCAGTAAATGATCCACCCCCCGTCAGAGCAGATCCATCTGCTTTACTATAATTAACGCACTTCCAATTTCCAGATCCAAGAGATAAAAATGTCGCTGCATCATTTGCCGCGGTAGTGATGCTTGCAGAAGTTGGAAGTATTAAACTAGTGGCATTATACGTTAACGTCAATACACCTTGGAAGATTAACCTTCGGACAGCTCCGGCTGCGACCGTATCAAATGCCGTGATAGACGCCGTGCCAGAAATTGAAATTGTATTTGCGGCGGCGGCGCCGATATTAACAGTAGAAGCCGAAGCAAGTGTTACTGTAGGAGCTTCATTTATCGCTCCAGCTAATGTAACCGTGGACGCAAAGTCAATTGTTGGGCTACCAGAGACGCCGTCTGCATTTGAGATCTGAAGACGAGAGGTATTAACAGAAATTGATCGTGGAGAGAATGTTCCAGACCCGGTTCTAGAAACAAGTCCAGTTGTAGATAATCCAGATAATCCATCTAGATTTGATGATTGATATTGAAGAGATTTCCACCCAAACGTAACTCCGGTGTAAATTTCAGGAGATCCCGTGATTCCACCAGAAGCGGCGTCAGAAGCCCACCTGAACATACCGTTTACTGGGGTGCCAGGCCGGTTGGAGACGGTCCCAGACGGAATGAGAATCGAACCGGTCCCTCCGAACGTGATCGTAAGAGAAGATACGTCTGGAGTGATTGTGTCTACGCTATTGTCAAAATCCACTATGGACCCTCTAATAAGAACTTTACTTTATATTTATCTCGACTTTCCTTATGGAAATTACGAAGATTCAATATTAGTTGGTTACTTCAACTGTTTCTACCTTAGCGACCCAACGAATTGTCTTTGCAGCTTCACCGGTAACCTTAAGATTGAACGTACCGTTTGTCGTATCGGCGGTGACAGCCGAATCCCACGCCGAATTTGTTTCAGCCATAACGGTCTTAGAAACGTTACCGATAATTGCGGTTGTCGAAGCGGTGGCATCGCGGGTGATTAAGAACTCGTGCTTATGTGCTGACGCACCACCGGTCGCATCGGTACGACGGGCAGTAACCCAGATGGTAACGTAGAACGCCGAATTGTTAGGCATTGAGATTCTTGTCGAAGATCCATCTACAAACAGCTCTGTTAATGTAGCATTGGTAGTAGAATTTCTCAGCATGTAGATACCAGACTGAGCATCTCCAGCGGTACCAAACTTACCATTAGCCGTTGATTGTTGACCTATCGTGTTGGTAGCTGTACCATCGCCAAAGGCGAAGGAGCTGTTAGCCGCGGCGCTAGCACCAGATCCAATGCCAATAGCATTTGTTCCGGCAGCCGTCGGTGCAGTTGGAGATGATGGATTTTCCGTGAACAGTTTAATCGGCAAATCGCCATAAACAAGTAATCGTTGAGTAGGTGCGCCGGCGCCAGACGTTGGGCCAACCAGAACAAAATTCTGTGAGGTACTTGTTAAGGTTAAGGCCAATGTTCCAGTGCTAGTAACTGGAGATCCACCCACCGTCAAGAACGAAGGAGCTGACAACGCAACTGAAGTTACACCGGTGTTGGTGATCGTAATATCTCCAGCAACACCTTTCGGGTTGGTAACTGAGATACCAGTACCGTTGGTGATCTGGCGCATCGCAAAGGTATTTGACGCGGTTTGACATGCGATACCGAGAGAATCAGCGACAAGCGCGGCCTTCAACCCTTGAAGTTCGGCATTTAAAGCGATTGTGATCGTTCCAGACGAGGTTACAGGAGTAGAACCAATAACCAAGGCGTCAGTTGAAGTAGATAACCCAATTGAGGTTACCGAACCATCTCCAGTTCCAACATTTGACCACGCTGCGTTAAATCTTTGGCGAAGACGACCACCGGTGATGATATCGCTGTTGTAGCGAATCATACCGTTAGTAGATCCCGTTTCCTGGGCATTAGTACCAGTTACAAGGGTAACCGCGGTAGTTCCTGGAAGAACCGCATTGTCAGCAACTGTGATCGTTGGATTGCCAGATACACCATCTCCGTTGGTGATGGTTATGGTGTTAGACGTACCGGTCATGGTACGTTGTGCCCACGTATCAGTTGTGGTGCGGGAAGCAAAACCAGTAGATGCTAGAC